TATACACCACATAGTTCATATGTGATGTTATTAGTTCTGAAATAATTAATTAAATTAATATACTCTCGTAGTTTTAAGTTTTCAATATCAAATGTGATACTCTTTCTCCTTTATTTTAAATTATATTAGTTGCGACACCCATTTCTTCAAGTGCAAGTGCTTCATTAACTTTCAACCAAGTAATCCAGTTATCATCTGCATATAATCCTATATGATTTCCATATCTCCAATTAATATATAATGTTTTATTATTGTATTGTGGTTTATTAATTTTATTATACAAGTGCCAAATATCCAAAGGAGATTGATCATCTGCATACATAGGATCTTCATAAGGATCTTCATAAGGATCTTCTTGGCGACAACCTTCTTCGTCATACCCATTTTCCGCCATTATTTTTTACTCCTTCTCTTCTGCATATATTTCCGCATATATTCTTTTTTATTAAACCCGGTTTTTGGTCTACCTCGTTTTTTAGTGGTATATGTAAGGTCTATGTTATCTAATACATTAACATCACTAAAGAAGTCTATTAGTTCAAGTGCTGCTGGAATATCTAATAAGAAAATATTAACAGGTGTATTGTTATTTCTATCCCTAATAGATGAACGAAGTACTATCTGATAAAACAAGTAAGCACTATATGCCGTAGTAATTTCTGCATCAGACATACCCAAATGTTGTTTATAGAAATGTTTAAATATTTCATCAGGTACTAATGCAGTTTCAAGTGATATATTACTTAAATGCCAATAATCATTAATGCCATGTACATTATGTGATAATCGGGTTTCATCCCTTAATGTTGTAAGTTCATCATTATTGCGAATTGTTATAATTTCACCAGTGCTATGTTCATTTACATACTTGTGATATTGCTTTAATAAGTCAGGGTACTTGTTTTTTAAATTTTTAGACCAATTAAATGTATTTTTAGGGATATGTAAATTAATTGGGGTTGTGTGTTCTACAAACTCATGTTCTATTACTACATCATAATATTGTTTAACCCATTGATACATAAATGTACTTTCAAAAGATGCACTTGCAATATACACTGATTGGTAATCACTTAGTACTGCATAATTAAGTTCTTGTACCAATGACATCTGTACTTTTTCATTAGTACATACTGAATTATGATTAATTGGTTGCATATAATATTGGAAGTTCTTGTTCATTAATTCCTTCCACCTTTTAGAGTCCTTAAAGAACGGGGTTTCGTTATCTGGATCTGGGTTATTTACATAAAGTGGATGCCAAGTAGTATCATTTTTATGTGTTTCTTCTTGAAATACAAATACTTCACTGAACATATCTTTTTTCCACGGATACCACTTACTGTTTAAATTAATTTTAATAAGTGCATAAGGGTTTATTGCTTCATCAATAATCAAGTGATAACTTGATTTAACTAATAAATCTAATCTTGTATGTATTAATGCTTGATGAGTAATACACACAAATGGGTGTCTATCTTCTAATGCTTTATGTAGTTCTAAAGATACATATTTAACATTATCTATATTAATAACTTTTATGTGTTGTTGGAATTGCTGTGCATATTGCCATTGTAATCCCTTACTTGGCACTACTAATAATACCTTTTCATCATTTAATAAGTGATTGGTTATTAATGGGTATATATCGGTCGTTGTTTTACCTGAACCGCATTGCTTGCTGTTTATTTTAATTGCCATATCTGTCTCCTGTTTTATGTATTTACACTATAACACACATATATGTGTATTTCAACCGATTATTAGGAAGAATATACACCAGTAATTAATGAAACAGTTGAATCCTTTAATGGGGTTTTAAGTATGACTTGCTTCGCAAGATCATAACACCTACATATTACTTCGTAATATGCGGTGTTTGTTATTTCTTTTCTTCGTTTTTCGTTATATTTTATTTTCTTCGGCTACCTTCATATAGTTGTTAGATTATATACTATATAATATAAAGGAAAAAGTCTAACAGAAATAGCAATATTATATAATTAAATCATTTAGATATGTATTACTTCTTATGTGTAATAGCAAGACATTTATATAACCAATTGATATAAAAACACCTATTGATATAAAACACCTAGTTTTTTTATTGGGATAGTAAAATAATAAAAAAATAGATGATTAGATGTAGTATTTCTTGATACACATAATAATGCTTTTGCTTTTGCTTTGTTTTTGATCACAAAACCATTTTAAGGTAGCCCGACCTATTTTAATATAACAGGGGGGTTTTTTAATGCATAAGTAGTCATATGATATACCAAGAAACTGATAAAGACTACCAGCATAAATTAGGACAGCATTATTCATCAAATACTGATTTATTAAAGTCATATAAATCAGATTTACAAAAAAATAATAAAATAGTATATGATCCATATGTTGGCAAAGGACACTTGATAGATTACATGTTGTCTATTTTCACTAAAGACATTGCACGTGAAAAAATATTAAATGGTGAAATCTATGGAACTGACATAGATGAATCTAATATTAAATATTGTATAAATTATTTTAGTAAAAAATATGAAATAAAAAAGAAAAAACTACAGAAATATTTCTTTGTCAATGATTCACTTCTTTCTGTTCCGTCAGTGTTAAAAAACATTGATTTTTATGTGGTATCTAATCCCCCATACCTTGCAAAAAACTCTTGTAAACGAAATGGCCATATAGGTGATTTTGATCTGTATTTTGCTAATACTAATGACTATAATGATTATTATGAGATAGCACTAAATGTGTTTGGGCAGTATGATGGTATATGGATTATCCCAAGCAATTTCATATCTTCAACAATAATGCATAATTTGCGGTCGGCTATACTGAGTAAAAAAACCATATCTAAAATACACATATACGAAAAACAGATGTTTGATGATACCGCAATACCAGTGCTTACTATGAAGTTAAGTGAAATCCCAGACAATGCAGTATATTCCGCAATCCATCCCATTTATTTCTCACAGGCAGATAAGACACTTGCTATTGATATATCTGCTGATGGTGGTGTTTGTGCGGAATGGCTAGAGATTACACAAACAAAAAATACATTGGATGTGTCTCAAGGGTTGATAGAAAAGAATATACCTAGTGGTAATGTAGAAACACATTTCATTGATTCGACCAAGAAATATCAAAATAGAACCATATTTACTACCGCCGTGCAAAAACAATACCTAGATTCAAATGTTTTGTATTTACGTGCGGTTGATACAGGGGGGGCTGATGGCTTTATTGGGCTATATACAGTTGATGAATTATACCCCGAAAGCCCCAATGCCATATCATCAATGATAACTAAAGTTTCTAGTAGATTATATACTCCTGTATTTTTTAAGGATGTTGACCCTCATACACAAATAGAAATAAAGAAAGCATTTAATGATAAATTGCAAGAACTGAGAACAAAATACCATTCAGTTTTTTTGACTGATTTTATGAATGCTACTGATGGGGGGATACGAAAACGGATTGGGTTTAAACAAGTATTTGCATTGATAAACCATGTATATGATATCCTTCCAGTGAATAGACAATTAGATATGGATTAGAAGGCAGACAATGGATAGTGAAGAGTTTAAGAAGAAAGTAGAAGTGTATTATGAGGTATCGGATCGTGTAGAAGCGAGATGTGGAAGGAAGCCAACTAATAAAGTATTGGAAAGCCCTAAAGGTGGATTAACCCTGATTAAGGCGAAGCCCAAAAAACGGATATGTCCACGATGTCATAAATGGGTAGATTTTAAGCCTGTGGTGCAGATACAGAAAACAAGAGATGGTTGGAAACAAAAATGTAGTTCTCCTTGTTTCAAATATTATAATGAATTAATAGATGTATGGGAAAACAAAAACAATTTTGGTTATGTGAAACAGAAAGAAAGGGATGAATTAAGTAAAGACTTACCACCTGGTTCTTTTATTGATGCACACGGTCGTGTTAAGAAACTTAAACTACCTGTTGAAGCAGTGAAAGATATTTTAACTAAAGAAATAACCCAAAAAGAATATATGAAGAAATATGATGTATCACAAGGTTGTATTTCACAAATACAGAATGGTAATGTACATCCATCGTATAATATACCCCCTGAGAAGCCTTACAGGGCTTCTACAGACGACTTCTTGGTATAGGGTAGGGGTTAGGTTAATTCAGTGAAATAGACAAAAGGTATAGTAGGGTATACCTAAGTACCAATAGTAAACACATTCCAAGAAATATCAAAAGAAGCAGTTGCAGTCGGAGAGGATTCAGTTTCTTGGCGGTAAAAAAAGTGCAATCTATATGTATTGCCTTGTACTAAATTAACATTATCAGTAATTGCATAATCTGTCCACCAAAATGCACCCTCGTTTCCGGAGGAACTATTAGCAATTACAGTAGAGCCATCGGATTCTCTTAAATCAAACGACACTGAAATAACATCAGATGGTTCCCCCCAATCAACACCTCGTCCACCTCTTGCCCCGGAAGTATTTTGGTCTATAATGCAATTAATCATATAAAGACCTGATTGTGCTGGTGTGAATGTTTCTGTATGCATTAAAGAAAATGATCCAGATGTTTGTGGTAAGTCGTTTATAGTCACTTTACCAGCAGTAGCACTATACATAGGATTACCTGTATATTCAGTAGGACTAGGGGAACTAAAAGAAGTACCTATTTCTCTTTCTTCTCTATGTAAATCAGAAGTGTCATATGTACTAGGATCATACATAAGTGCATCTATTTTAATTTGTATTCCTTCATTATCAACTTCTTCTATTTGCATAATACGGAACTTCTGGGCACTCCAATTAAATGTATTATTTGTAATATCAATAACATCACCTGCATTCAAATCAATATTAGTATAATCAGTATAGAAAGTAATGGATTCAGAAATACGACTTTGTTTCAGTTCTAGCATACCTAATTGATGTGCTTGTACAGGATCAGTAACCAAAGGATAATTCAATGACATTTCATTATTAACTTCATTTGTGTGCATAAGTGAAGGATCTAAAGCATAATATGCATAATCAGTTTTATTAACCAAGTCATCTCTAGGGTGGCTAATAGATACACGATTATAGTATTCAGTAACACTTTTACCTGATAAGGAAATAGATCCAATTATATTATTATCATTAAATGCTCTTGTACTTGATTCTGTTTTATTAATAACCCAAGACCATTTACCAGTTGAAGTATTATAAGTAGTCCAAGCCCCTGCACATCCTGCTATTTGTTCAATATTGGATAGTACTGTTTTTGTTGTATCTATAACTCCGTTTATTTTATATTGCGAAGGTGATATTGTAGTTCCCATATTATTTCCTTAAATTGTAAATGTTTTGGTAACTGGCCACTGTGTATTGTAAGGTGGATCGTCTGGGTGCTCTAAAGTCCACTTATTACAAGTTAATGTATATGTGTATCCGGCGTCAATAAACCACGGAGGGCTTTGATGTCCGTAATCAGATGGAAATTTTAATATATTCGTGCCATCATCAATGGGGTCAAGTAAATTAACCTCATCTAATGCTGGATTAAGTGTTTCCCATTGTGGGTTATCTGTACAACATACTGTTACTTGATCGCCAGGCCCAAACGTGCCCATATGAACTGGATTAAGGAATTCAACTATTAATGTATAGTCGTTTGGATCTTGAGTTACACTAACAATTTCAAAATAATCTTGTCGGGCAGCCAAAGGCTGGTCAACAACTCCATATTCATCAAAATGAACCAATAGCAAATCACTACCACTTAATGGATGAAACCGTTGCATAGGAGGTGTAAAATCTTCCCAATAAACACATCTATTAGATATTCGTAATTCTTCCATATATCCATATAAGCCTTGGCCAGTAAAACTAATTAGTGGAGATGAGCATGGAATGGATCCTAAATACCCACAACCACCTTGTACACTATTCTCCCATAAGGTATGTGAGCTATTTTGATATACTCCATTGATAAATGTTTTGATATAGCCGTTTTGTCTCACATATGCAATATGATACCACTCAGAATCCATTAGCCATTCTGCTTTAATAAATTCGCCCAATACTACAGTGTATCTATTGCCAGCGGGATGCCCTTTACCCCAAAATTCAATTGTATAATCTCCTGTGCCTATATCAATAACACCGCCTGGGCCTCCATGTTCCAATCTACTGTTATAATTTATCATATTGATTGTTTCTTTGCGCCATCTACCAGCATAGCCAAAATTACCTTGACCTGTAACAGTTTCAATTTCAAATCCAGGATATACATTATTATACAAATCCCAAGCACCTGACCATAAATTAATATTAGGCCTATCACTGCCTAATATTGTTTCAAATGTTAATACTGGGTTGATATAAACAGCAGCATATTGATGAGTTCCATCAGATGATTCAACAAACCCACTATCTATATCAATTGTATAAATTCCGAAAGTATCTAATATAACAGTGAAAGTCATCATAGTATTATTAACCAACACATCAATACTATTATATGTGTGAACTGTTACACCATTTCTTCTTAAATATATATTCCCAACTCCAGTTGTTTGTATTGGCCTATCATAATGAATATATGCAGTGTCAGTATAACTTTCGAGTGGGGATGGTCTTGGGTTCGGATTAGATATCCCAATAACTGCTGATGTTAATACCGGATTAGGAATATCAGTTGTTGTTACATTAACATTCCAAGTAATAGGAGCATTAATTCCATCGTTAAATGAAACATTAATAACATAATCTGTTTCATCTCCAATCACACCAACTATAGTAGGTGATTTTATTAACTCAAATTCAGCAGAAGATCTAATATTAGATATTGTATATACACCTGCATTTACATCCAATATCATATTACCTATATCACCAAATATAACATCAGCCACACTAGCAGGAGTTGTGATTGTATAAGTGATATTAGTGGTTGGCTCAATCGAATATAAGTCAGTTATAACTAAATCACATGGTAATGTATATCTATCATCACCTGATGTTGGTTCCATAACAGTTATATTTTGATTAGTACCACCTGAAGTGGTTAATGTAAAAGGTCTATCATCTTGATAGGTAACACTTTGATTACTGTAATTATTTAAATCTGTTAAACTAAACATCTATATCCTCCACTGGAATACCTGCTCCATATCTTGTATTTGTCATATAATCATATAACACATCACCTGGTTGATCCATGCTATTCTTTACGAAAAATGCTAACGAAGGTAATCCTTTAATATTTTTTTCATGCGAATATGCAACACTTACTATTGCAAAACATAAGTTTTCCATAGCATGTGCATCTAAATCTGCTGTCCAAGTGCCTCCACCTGCTTCACATGTAGTTTGATCTGTGTATTGTGTGTCTGAACAAGTGCCATGTAACCCCCAATCCCAACCTCTAAATATTTGTCTAGCATCCATTAAAGAAACACCATTTTCACCTATTCCATTAGTTGATCCATTAGCATAAAATGAAATCATAACTTTACCATCCATCTTAGTATCTTGTGTGCCATCTTCTGCTTCTAAATAATCAACAGTCATTCCATCGGCTTTAAATCTTACTCGTTGCCCATTAGCATATACTTTATCTAATCGCATATAACTAGGATCACCATTAATCGTATTACCTGTTACTTCACTTAGTACTAAACAATAATACATAACATCAGCATTTGTATTATATATTTCCTTCTCGGCTAAAAATGCATCTGTTAATATACCATTTGTTTTACCAATACCATATATAACAGGGATTTTATTCTCTGTACTTGCTTGTAAATCTAATACTACACCAGTATCTTGTGCTGTTCCAGATGATGATCCTGGTCCTTCACCATATGATGGTTGTGCTTGTGCTTGTGGTTTAGTACTTCCATTAATCATTCTAGATACTAAACCAGTAACAGCCATATTTGCTATTGATCCTAATATACTGGGTTGTTTTCTATTTGGTTTAGCAAATGTACTAATTGCTGTTCCAATACTTGAACCAATAGATCCTATTGCAGAACCAATCCCACTTACTAATGAACTACCAAAACTTTTTAATCCACTCCAAAATCCCATATTAACTCCTTATGGCACACCAAAATTATAATTTGCAGCATCTATTGCTACTACATTATCCATATCTTTACTATCTGGAAAATCAATTTGGGCTGTTCTTCTGCCATTAATCTTCTTATTCATAAATGTGACTATATTACTACATATTAAATCCACTTGAACGTGTAATATATTATTTGTCCAATTCTCTGTAAAACTAATATTAGATACTACTCCTTTGAACTTAGTCATTGGGTTACTTGGGATATTAAGTAATGTATGATCTGTTGGGTTGAAAAACCCTCTTGTTATTTCTATTGTTGAACTTCTTATTTGTTCATTAGCAATTAATGCTACATTTTCAGGAGGGACACCACTTAATGATACTGTTATTTCTGCACCCGATGCCCTCATTGTTGTACTAACTGATGATACTGATAATAAATTACCCGCTGGCAAATAGATATCCACTTCCTCTACTGTTCCAGTACCAGTACCAACTCCTGTTGCTATAAAATCAGTGCCTATATTATTATCTGGTGATCCTATTAATGTATAATCCGTATCATCAACTGTTGTTATTCTATAACCCATACCGGTTGTTATAGCCGTTGCATTGATTATATTTCCATCAGTGACAAATGTAATTTGATTTGCATGTGTACTAAACCTATCTTCACCATAATTAGGAATTATTAACTTAACGAATAACCCCGTTTCTATTGAATTATAACTACTTAAATCAATACCCATGTTTATACCTCATAAAAGACAAATGAACCCGACCATGACACTTGGTTTCGTTGAAATATATTCCATTGTGGCATTTCCACACATCTTACCGTCCAAGTTTGATAAGTAGGACTATATAAATCTCCATTTAATAACCAACTTTGAAATCCATCTGTTACATCATTTGGATAAGTTGTATTATCGAACGATATTAATCCTTCTGATAATAGATATTGATTATCTAATGTTTGTATATAACTAGCATTTACATCCCATGGCATACCATCAGGTAACTTGACAGTGAACTTCCATTTTCCTTGGCCATATGATGTGGCTCTTACTGTCTCATCTCTTGTTATGGTTTGCATTACTATATCCCTGTTATCAATAGATAATGATTCTGCATGATTGAATACCCATTGAAATGCTGTGTTTATTGGCATGACTTACTCCTTACCCATATCCTGGTAGTGATTTTCTACCTTGTTCTGTTAATGCAAATATCAATGAAGGATCACTTGATATTAAGTTCTTAAATGACATAGCATCTACTGCATTAATATTATATGTAACATTGCTACTAGTGCCTCTTGATACGGTTGCTGGGCCTTGTACTAATTCAGGGCCTGCTTCACCTACCACTCCATATCTACCTGATGGAATAACACCTCCACCGGCAAACAACCCACCAAATAAATTACCTACTAAACTACTGAATATATTACTTAATCCACCACCAGATGACCCACCCCCTACTGAAGGCACACCCATAATTTGTATTGCTAATTGTTTACTTTGTATTCTAAGTATTTGATCTATTACTGAATTAGCGAAGTCTTTAAATGATAATTTACCTGTCTTAGCGAAGTTATAGAACATATCAGCCATACTATCTGTAGTAGTTCTAAATATATCCCTTGCATGAGTAGCAGCATCAAATGCAGCATCTTTATATTCCTTAAATGCTTTACTCCATCCATCAGCCCATGACTTGCCATCATTCGTTGATATTTCTTCTAATTCATCATTGACCATTGGTATAATACCAGCAAAATCAGCATATTCGTGATTAAGATTACTCATTGCTTTGGCATGTTCTTTATTTGTAATCATACCTTTCTTTAATGCATAGTTTAACTTCTCAACATTCCTATTATATTCAGCGGTTGCTGT